CTATGGGTAAGTTTGATCCAAGGCTTCTTCCAACGCCAGACGCAATGGACGCCCGTGGTCGCGCGGCCCAAAGCGGGCAATCACCTTGCCATCACGGCCCACCAGGAACTTGGTAAAATTCCATTTAATCAGCTGTGTGCCTAGGACTCCAGGCGCCTCGCGCTTGAGCAGCACAAACAGTGGATGGGCATCACTACCATTGACATTAACCTTTTCCAGTAGCGGAAAGCTGACTCCAAACTGCTGCTCGCCAAACTGGCAAAACGCTTGAGCACTTTCCGGCGACTGGCGGCCAAACTGATTACACGGGAAACCGAGCACAGTGAAGCCACGATCCCGGTAGCGCTGAAAAAGGGTTTCAAGTTCGCTTAGCTGCGGGGTAAAACCACACTGGCTGGCAACGTTAACCACCAGCAGCACTTGGCCGCGTAGCGCACGTAAATTGAACGGCAGCCCTTGGTGGGTATAGCAGTCTTGGTCGTAAATTAAGGCCATACTCGCAACCTCTTGAACTTAAAGGCTTTTAAACCATTTTCAAAAATTTATTTCCCATACCGTACCCCATTTTTAAAAAAGCTTTGATAACGATAGAAAATGCCCCAGTGATGGGTATTTTCGTGATGGTGTATGATAATTCTGGAGCTATGCTCACATCATGACACAGCGATAGATGCTTTGAAATTTTCAAAAATCGAATTCATTGCTGATGCATTTTGTGCTGCACGTACATCAGCTTTCGCTCTGATACGTTCGATCTCGATTTCGTGAGTGTGCGCACAGCGTTCAGTATGCCTCGCTAAGACGTTTTCGCACAGTGTCGCAATGTCTATATCAAGTACATCAGCTTCCGCTTGTAGCAGTGCCCCACCGCCTTCACGCGCTTCTATCAATTTCTGGCGGTATAAGTCAGCTTGCGTAGCATCAATTTTGCGTGCTTTCGCTGCTACATCATCAATCAATGAAAGATAGCGCTGTTCAGCATCAGCGCGATCTTGATAAGTGTGTGCATTCAGACGTGCCATTATTCGCCGCCCTCGCCTGCCGCTGGTTCTGGTTCAGTGACTACAACATCAATAGTCGTAAGCAAATATTCTGGACGCCCGCTTAGCTCTATTGTGTAAATGCCAGGAATATCATATTCAATTACTAAATCTTCACTATCAGTCATCGTGTGCATGTTATTAGTATTCACATTTAAATTTTCCGGTAATCCAGATATTGTAACTTCTAAACCATCAGTTGTTAGCGTGTATTGAAGTTCATACTTTAGCTCGATACTAGCAGTATCAGTATTATAGAAATGCGTGATATCATTCACATCATCAGCGCATTCAACGTACAAAAATGGTGTACTCATTATTTGCATAATTTCTTTATCTTGAACAACCGCATATGTATAATTCATTATTTAATTATTTCCTTTATTATATTTAACGTTGAACGCCTATCGCGTTTATATAACGACTATTAACAGAATGCCCGCCGAATTGATCTCCAGCAATTCTTTTAATTTGTAAAAACACTGATCTATTAGACATTGATGCTGGTAGTTGAATCGATGTTGAAAATGAACCGCACGCGTCGCGTTTACTGCTAAATGAAGTGCTGAAAGATTCTGTAGTATCGATATCAAAATATGTCGGCGCATACAGCGTAGAAGTAGTTGATTGAAGACGAACTTGCACACTAATAGTGCCGGGGGGTGTAGTTCCGAACGCAAACTGATGTTTAAAGACAAAACCGAAAGTCACATAAAACTTACCATTGCTGTCGATTGATGGTAACAATAACTGTTGTACAGTTTTCCAATTACCCCCCGTGGGTGTACCGATAGCACTGTTAGTAACAACTGCAACAGGCACTACGACAGCATTTCCTTTAATTTGCAAAGTATCAACGTATGCATCGCCAGTATAAATTTTATTACCGTAAATTAATGTAGAATTCGGACGTTTCCAGTCGTTTACTCGCAAGTCTGCATTATTAGCACGTTCTAAAACTAACGGTGCTGTAGAACCATCTAAATCTTCGTAAGCTATCGCATCTTTCCCGGCTAACGCACCCGCACCGTTTATTGAATTAAAACTTATGGGGAAATTAATTTCGCCGCCCGTTGTACCTAATTTCCAGCCCCTCACGCCGGGGATATAGTTTGACGATTCTCCCTGATTTACTACTAGATTATGAACATTAATGTAATTAGCAGTTAACTTACCGCCGCTAAAGACGAGACTACCGTCACTTGAACGCAATTTAGTGAACAAAAGCTTATCAATAATTGCATCATCAATAATGACTTTATTATTATTGACAATGAAAGGTGCTACCTTGTTGTTTAAATCACGACCGATGAAAAATTTATCAACACTAAAACCAGCGTCAACAGTATTCCCGTCATTATAAACACCAAAACCACCTACTAGACCATTCGTTTGAACTTGTGCCGTCCATTGCGATCCCGCTACAATGTCAGTTCTAGTAGCAATTATATTTGTCAAAAATAAATTACCATACCCAGAACTGTTCGATAACCGGCGAGGATATAAGAAAGCAGAAACAGTGCCAGGGGGTGCAGTAGCTTGAATAACGCCGCTGCTTTTCCAAGCTGTGCTATTAACAGTAGTCTGATGAATACGTTCATAAACAGTACCAGCATCTTCAGTAACCCATCCAACATAAAGCTGTATATCGATATTGATGGAATTACCGCCACCAGCGTAATCATACTTAAAGCTATATGATTCACCACCGCTAGCGGGAAACACTTCACCTAACAAATAACGATGAGCATCAAAGTCGCTATTTGGAAACGTAATAAAATATTTGGATGGTGCTGTTCTTATTGCATTAGTTCCTGCATTGCTATTGCGTTGACTGATGCTAATACCACTCCAGACACTACGCCACCCGCTAAAATCTCCGGTGTTAAAGTCTCCATTTGTGACTAACCCGCCCGCATTGGCGATAGCTTCTACACGTACAGCACTTAAGCCAGCACCAACATCTGCTTGAACATTTTGAATAGCACTAGCATTTGCTTGAACATTACCGTTAGTGTTAGTAATTTTGGTGTTTAATTGGTTCTGTGCAGTTGTTAAAGCATTATTCCACTGAGTTTGAGCGTTAGTAATAGCATTAGAATTGGCAGTCACTTTATTATCAACGATTTGAACTTTAGCATTCATGCTTGTATTGACTGATGCTAAGCTATCGTAAAACTGTGATTGAACTGATGTAATTTGTAATGCCAATGCTTCATCTTCTTCAATGCGTGCTTCTTCTTCTGTTTGAATAAGCGCTGTTAAGTCATCACCAACTGACGCAGATAATGTATCAACACGCGTGGTAAGAGCATCAACATCAGTAACAATCGCATTTGTTTTATTAACAGCAAATGCATGATTAGAATTAACAGTTGATTGTAATGCATTCGTTCTAGTTGTTTGTGCTGAATTATTATCAACAACAGTTTGTTCAAGATTCACGATACTTGAAGTAGCATCATCAATTTGAGATATGATAACAACCTGCTGCTCAGCTAATGCAGTGTCTTCAGTTTCACGAATAGTTGCTTCATTACTAATAGCAGCACTTAAATTATCACTAGCAGCAAGAATTGCTTGCGCTCTATCTTGTGCTTCTTCAGCTACTTTATAATTGACAGAACCAACCAACGATTCAGGGCCACTAATCTTTTCAATTTCTTCATTCAATGTTTTGTATAGATGTGACTCGCGAATTTCACCCGTAAGCATATCAATGTATTCAGAAATGTTATTATCAGTAGTTACTTGAATGGGATAAAAATCAGAAACGCCATACGCATTCCACCCGCGAATATAATAAAAATACGTGGTATCACGCTCTAAGTTATTATCAGCAAGTGTTGTAGAACGTCCAAGATTTACAGCATTTGATAAAATCAATTCAGTTGTTAGCGCAATATTAGACCTATAGAATTCATACAATTGGCCTGGATGTGTGTTTGAAATTGGTATCAATGTAATATTGAAATTGCCGCGTTCAACTTGAACATCGTCAGGCATCACAGGTAATAGCAATGAATCTAAAGTTGTCGTGCGTGTTGTCCAAGCCGAACGATTACCGATTGAGTCAACAGCAGCAACACGGAAAGTATATTCCCCGTTTGTTATGCGCTGAACGTCAACTGATGTTTTTGATGTGTTAGCAATTGTTTCAAATGTAGTAGCATTTGGTCTTAGAATTTCAGCAATATATGATTTGGTTCGCGGATCATCGGATGGTGTCCAACCCACTAAGGCGCCTTGATGTTCTGTGCCCCCTTCAAGATATTTGTAAGTACGCACGTTAATGTTTAAAGGTGGTGATAAGCGTCCGCTTGGTAGTAAAGTTGTCGGACTATCAGGAATTATTAAGCCCTGCTCTACCCTCGCATACTTATTTTTATTGTGTTCTAAGCAAGAAATAGTGAACGTATTATCATTGTTATCAGTGACAGCTAACACTCTAAATTCTTGCAAAGCAACATTAGAACTACTAAGAGCAAATGCAGCATTATCTAAAGGCGCTTCATTAAGAGATGATGAAAGCGTAACAACATTATCAGAAATACTTGATATTGGTTTATGAACTAAAGAGCCGTCGGGCATTTGAATACTGATAGTTTTATTATCACCCGTAAAATTTTCAGGGGATTTATCAAGATACAATTTATTAGCTGTATTGTTAGATTTTAAACGACCACCCAAACGATACCCCACGTGAGACGAATCATTAATACTAATTACGTCACCTGGACGCACATCTGCATCAGCAACACCCACGCTAAATTCTACAGTTTCGGTTTCAAGCTGTTCTGTGTATAGAGTCCATAATCCTAGCCGTCTCGCTTGACCTCTCGATGTGCAACCAAAAGCGGTTATCTCTTTTGTTTGAATTCCATATTTTTGTAGCGCTGCACTATCTTCGACTAGCTCTGTAGTCAGTTTGAAATTATTGCTAGGATCATTCCACGAGACAGCACAACGTGTATGACGCGTTCTAATGTCAGAGTCAGAACGTTTGAATTCTCCACCTATAACATTTGCGTCTGTCAACACACGTGAAGAATTTTTGGGCGCGTCTTGAACAGCAGTGATAGTACCAGCACCATAATATGTCATGCCCATAAAAGCACTTGATAACGAGTTTAAAACGTTGTAAACATCATCACGAGTATTAAGAACTGTGTTGATAGTAAAGCGTGGTTCAGTGCTTCCATAACCATCATCTACAAATTCATCACAATAACGACCGATTTGATATAGAGACCATTTGTCTACATTATCTAAACCAGCGCCATAACGTTTATTAGTAGCTAGATCATAGAAAATCCATGCGGGGTTATTTGTCCACGCACGTTTGAAATTACCACCCCATAGCCCTGTGTATTGGCGGGTTTCTGGATTATAGTTATCAGGAACATTTACGATTAAACCGCGAACCAAATAGACACGTTCAGGAATTGAGTTACCGAATTGCTTCGCATCTACTTTAAAAGCAATATATGCGGTGTCAGGATACGTTAATTTAGAATCAATGATGGTTGTGTAGCTTGCAAAATACGTTTTATCATTAATTATCGATGAATCACTATCATCAGTAATACGTCTAAACCGCACATCCCACGGCCCAACGCCGTTAAGATCGATACGATAAGAGCGCTGATATGGGCTTGTCGTTTTACCAGATATTGTGTCTTGTTTTACTTGTGACCAGTTGCCACCCTGCTCTCTAACATCAATAGCAATGGAAACTTCGTTCTCGTTTAAATCCCCATTCTCTGCATTTTGCTTAGAAAGCGATGGTAGCTGTAGAGTCAAACGAACTGCATCAATACTTAAATTTGTGATAGTTCTAATTACTGGATCAACAGTTGTTATTTCAGTTGATACATCTGTTGTAGCTTCAATGCCGTCAAAACCGCCCACGTGACTTTGAACAGTTAATCCAACACGTTCTTCTATCTCAACACCAGAAAAATTAAATGTATTATCTTCATTTTGTAGAGGTGTGTTATCGATATAAACAGACTTCAAACCATCGACTAAGCCGTATATCTCACCTTCGCCGATCAAATCGATAATTCTAGCGACTGCATTACTTTGTAAATTGTTTGGGTCTTCTTGAGCTATACGCGCACTACCACCGCCACCTTTACCACCGCCACCAGCGCCTTTAATTTCTACATTATTATTGTTATTGACATTCATTCTTAAGCTACTTCCAACTGTATTATTTTTATAATTGTTTGTTTACTTCTAGTAGTTATTGCTTGATCAAAGTTGTTCAGAATCCAAACCGCTGGATACAACGATTGATCCTGTTTTTACTTCACCGATAATTAGTGGAATTGCGATCCCTTCACCTGCTCTATTGACAGGGCCATCGAATAGATAGCTAGCGCGTTGGTCTGCTTTCTGTTGTGATTCATAATCTGAGTTCGCCTGTGGTGCTAGTGATTGAGCTACGCCAGTCAGCATCAAAGAGGTACCAACAACTGCTACTGTTGTCGCTGATAGTGCTGATATGCCTGCTACGCCAGCGCCAGGTACAAAAAACGATGCACCTATAAGCGCTGCCCCAGCTATTATTTTGCCTGTGTCACCGCCAGCGCCCGCTGCGCTTGGTATGATGTGAAGTTCTTTATTCTCAATTGTCAGCGATAAAGATTCTTCATCAAGTTCACGATTACTTTTTAAATCACCCCACACAAGCCGGACATCTGACTTGAACATGACTTCATTAAAGTCTTGTAGCTGTACCGATAAAGCCCGAATACATTCCCTCGCATCTCGTGCATTCAATTCGTAAGATTCACCAAATTGCTTTTTAAGCTTTCCGTACAATTTAACCTTTATCACTTAAATATCCCCGTATTATTATTTTCAAATTCAGTGAACTCCATACAGATTATTTATCAAACAAAAGACAATAAAAATGCCCCTTAATTGGGGCATTCTCAAAAGTGCATTTGGTTATTTAAACATCGACTTATGTCTATAATAATGTGTGATGAAATTCTGATATCTATAAATGGGTTCTTGTGTTGATATGCGTGTTTCGTCTACAGCTTTAGAACTTGTGATGTGATGTAATATTAAATCATTACCGACATATATAGCGCCGTGGTTGGGTACATCAGAACGGATTTGCATAAAGATCATATCCCCTATCTGGGGTTCATCAACTCTTATAAATCCCTCATCAATTACATTCGATGAATATAAATCTTGCCCTTTATTCCACCATTCCCAACTGCGAGGGAATTCATTAAGCTCAATATTTAGCTCTAATTCGTAATAGTCTTTAATCAAAGAATAACAATCCTGAATACCATGAATAAATCCACGACCTATCAAAGGTGCTTTCTCTATACCACCCCACCAATTAATATTAGTCGCATTAATACCATCTGTTGCACATATGCCGTATGTTACATCTACCGCTAATTGTGAGTGCATATCCGCCTCGCTTGGACATGCTGGAAAATCTGGATGACTATGTATGACAGCTAATAGGTTTTGAGTTAGTGCTTGCTGCATATCGCTACTAGATACCCGAAACTCTTTTGTCGTGTCATCAGCAATATTTGTTACTTTGTATAGTCCCTTTTCTCCAGTTAGTAAGAAAATCACTTCATGGGGATATGCTTTAATTGATTCGTCTTTAACGTATTGTGTTTGTCCTGTTGTCAGCATATTAGTACCTGCCTGCGCCTGGAAAGCCACCAAACGGCAACGGACTATCACCATATCTAAGCTTGCAACCTTTCAAATCCTTTGAACATATATCTTTGTCTGCTGTAGTTACATTTCCGTTGATATCAAAATAACTAGAACCACTATAGGGACATGTAGCATTGATGTAGTTGAACTGATTACTTTCCGCATTCCACACGCGATATGAAAACATGCACGTGCCTTTAATAATCTGTCTGCCAGGGATTTGCTTACCACGCATATCGATTTTGCTAGCTAACGCAAAAGTAACTTGGTCTTTAGTTTTTGATGACATACGTGCAATATAGAATTCATCAACTACAAGTGTCGCCGTGGGTTGCGGATCAGAACCATCATCTAGAAACTTACGATATGTTTTTATACGTCTAACATCACAATTTTCTAAATTGTTAGCGCTTAATAGCTGTGCTGTGAATGACAAATCAAGAACTGAAGCCGTCAAAGTTGGTTGTGGTGCTTGCCCCCTACCAGTGTATTCAAAACCATTTGCCTGAATTGGATACGGGAAGTATTCATATCCGTTAAATCTCAATGTCTGATTGCTACTAGCTTGAAAGCGTAAGACACCACCACCATAAAATGATGCGTCTATTTCATACAGTGTAATGATAGTATCGTGATATAGTTTTTGTGATTCGCTCGCTATTAATTCACTCATCGAAACGCCTCTTCAAAATTCATGCTGATTGTATTTTTGTTCTTTTCAATGACTGTTTTAGAATATGACGTACACGTATATAGCTTCTGTTCATCAACATAGAACTTGAAGTAGAATGGTTCTGCACCTGCCCTTGCTTTGATAAAATCACTAATTAGCTGTGCATCACTATCATTTAAAGCAGTGAATGTAACGTCTAACACTTGTTTGACTGAGTTAATACCTTTAGCGCTTCGCTGTTCGTATCCATCGCCGAAGCCCACAACATTTACATTAAATTCAAGTTGTTCTTGTGCGCCAACGTCTACGTCTGCTCGTTCTAAAATTGGAAATGTTTGATACATTAAAATGTGTTCCTTTTCTTATTATTATTTATGTATATCAGCAAGAAAGCCCCAAAATTGGGGCATATCTTTTAAGCTAGCAAACCACCACTAAGCTTTTCTTGAATGAGCATTGATTTAAATCGAGCGTGTTCGTTTTTCATCAACGCCTGGATATCTGCTTGTGTAACGCTTGATCCTGCTTCAACTGTGATTGTCGGTGAAAAGACAAACTGTGAACTTGCTGTGTTATTGTTCGTGATTTGATCTAGTGTCTTATCTAGTTTTGCTGAAGTGTTTGCAGTCGTGACACGTTCACCTTTTTGTAAAAGCCAGGTGCCTTCTCGTGGAATTGAATCGATGCCGTCGTGAGCCATACCCATGATGCTTGTAGCGCCTATCGCTGCTACTGATGCATAGCCTGAAGCACGAACGATGGTAGACATGGGTATGCCAGCGATCCCCCCACCTTGCGCCAGGGCTAACGTTGCTGCTTGTTCAGTATTCACAATTGCTTGCGCCATCGATGCCGCTTTTGAGATTAAGAACATCGCTTTGTAAGCTGCGGATGATTCTTGTCCTAGCGTGGATAGAATGCCCGCTGTAGAATCTGCAAGGTTGCCCATGACTGACAATTGAGCGTTCTTACTCGCTACAGCTACATCATTCGTTCTGTCTGCATATTTTTGTTCTAGTGCTGCTTTGCGTTCAAAGTAATCAATGTCTGATAGCAGTTTTGCATCATTCAAATCATCCAGTACTGTCAGTTCATCTGTACGCCACTTTTCTAAATCTTCTCGATATTTCAAAATATTTGAAACGTCAGAACTCACACCACCAAATTCAGCGGATATTGATAATGTTGGGGCATCAGTACCTTTAACCGCTTCTTCTTGTTCTTTCTTGAGACGTGTTAGTAATTCAAAATATTTTTCAATAGAGATTTTATTCTGCATCATTGCCGTTTGAAGCAGCATTTCATCAGAATTAAAGTCTCTAAACTTCTTACCTAATGGGTCTAATCGATCTGTTAATGAACGTATAGTATTATCAAATTGATTTGCTGCTCTTTCAGCATCACGTTGTGCTTTAGCATTCTCTTTTGCTGATTCACTATTTTCATCCAATGTATTACTGAATTCTTCAACAGTTGGGATAGTTGAATTCGCTGCGTCATTTAATTCAAACATCCATCCGCTAAGCGGTTTATATAAATTACGTGCAGCAATGTTATTAGCAGCTTCATCTATTACTGATTGAACGCCATCCAGCACTTCACCTACATAATCACGGCCCATATTTGTTCGTATTGATTCGCCCACGGCTTCAAATACATTAGTTGTACCGCTAAAGCCTTCTTCCATTTCGCGTGCAAGATTATCAAAATCAAAGTTACCATTAACAATATTTTTAAAGTCATCCTTAAATGCTGAAGCAGTCGTTAAAATACGATCAAACATGTAAGTGTAATTATTGTAAATTGTATTAACAGTTGTCCAAACTGCGTCAGCGACAGACACAAACAATCCGATTACAGTATTGATAGTTGTCTTAGTGACAGTTGCAATGTAAGAAACATAACTGCCCCAGTAACCTTGCATTGTTTCAAGAACTGAAGAGACATTGATATCAAACTTATCTAGCACTTCATTCAGCGTTTCATCTAATGATTTCCAATATGTTGAAATTCTGGATACCAATACACGCCAAATTTCTGATGAGTATTCACCCATTTCAGCGGTAGTTTCACCCACTGATATCAATTGATCTTTGAATGAATAGATAATAGCGATTGCTGCCGCTACACCACTGACAGCTAAAAGAATTGGGTTTCCTTTAGCTAATGTTGCAAATACTTTAGTAGCTGTTCCAGCAGCACTAACGGCAACTGTATATGCTACATAAGATACCGTGACTGCTGATAACGCTGCTGCTGTTGATTGAATTGTCTGTGCTAGTATTTCATTTCTACGCGATTGCTCTGCTGTTAATTCATTTGATTCTGCATATACATCACCCATCCCATTCCATACTGAAATGATTCCCGATGCTTGATTAATCAGGAATTCAAAAGATTGACCTAAGCCACCCTGCCCGATTTGTAATGTTGCTTCACCGATAACAGAATTAAAAGTTTTAATTGAATTAGATAAACCTTGCCCGATGATTTTAGCCATCTCATCAGCAGTGCCAGTAGCATTACGATATGATTCTGTTAATGCGTCTACTTTGTCTGCTGATAGTGCTAATACTTGCGCCGCTGGCCCTGCCTCAGACGCAAAAATTTTGAACGAATCAGGCGTTGATATCTGTGCAGCGTTTAATTTTTGGATGACTTCGCCTAGCGTGTTCGTCTCTAACGACACATCAGCAATGCTTAACCCATATTTCTTTAATGCCGCCTCAGCGTTAGGAGTTACGTTCGATAGCTGACGTATGAAGCCAAGCACACCCGTACCCGCCAATTCTCCTTGTAAGCCCGCGTCTGAGAGCGCAGATATTGCGGCTGCTGTTTCTTCAAGTGATACACCTGCACTGTTAGCAATCGGCCCCGCCCGCTTGAGCGCTTGAGCTAGCTGGGAGACTGTCGTGTTACTACTATTAGCGGCTTTCGCCAGCACATCGTTTACACGTCCTAAGTCGCTTACTTGTAAGCCAAACTGACCGAGTACGTTAGAAGCAATGTCTGCTGCTGATGCTAGATCGAGTTGCCCCGCTGTTGCGAGCGCCAGGATTGAAGGCGTTGCAGCCAGCGTTTGGTTTACGTCAAAGCCAGCACGCGCAAGATACGCTTGTGCATCCGCCGATTCTTGAGCGCTGTAGCGTGTTGTAGCGCCCAGCGTTCTAGCTTGTTTCTCTAATGCTTCGTACTGTTCCTGTGTAGCGCCAGTGATAGCACGCAACGTGTTCATGCTCTCGCCGAAACGTGCGGTTTCAGAGATGACGCGACTGATGCCCATGCCGCCCAGCGCTGCGCTGGCTATAAGTGCGACTGTACGTACTGCGTTCAGTGATCCCGTTAACCCGTTAGCTGACTTTGTAGCTCTGTCGTAATCACCACCAAGGCCTTGAACTGAACGGCGCTGTTGTTCTAATTTTCGGGTAAGTGAGTCATATTGTTTTTGATCGATATTGCCTGACTTCAGGGCACGATTAAGTACTTGCTGTTGTCTTTCAAGTTCCTTAAGTTTTCCTACAACTGGATCAATCTTTGATACAACACGTTCTAACTCTTTATTTTGTCTCTTGGTTTGTTCTTCAAATCGTTTAGTTGAACGTTCAGCCCGAGACATGCCTGCCGTCCATTGACTGTCATTTGCGACCAAATCAACTGTTAAAGAACCTAAGCTTTTAATTGACATTAAGTGAATTCCATTTTTATTATTATTGTTATTTCTTTCGTATTTATAAGATTCAGATAATAAAAAGCCCCAATTAAGGGGCTTAAAACAAAAATAGTATTCACGCATTGCACGTGTATTGCTTTTTCTTCTTATAAATTTACTTATAGATTTTTGAAGAAATTCACTATATCTTCAGTTGATGCTATCTCTTTTTGAGATTCATCTTTCTGAGTGAACAACTCTAAATCTTCTATGCTAATTTTCTTATCACCTGCTATTTTGATAGTCACAAACGTTAAATGTTTGATGTATTCACAAAGTTTTGAAGTTCCGTCGATTGGCCCATAAATATTACGATAAACACACCACTGCTGGAATTCATTCATTGTCATATTTGCTTTAGCTTCTTCAATCGTATTACCGCCAATTCCATTGATTACTAATTCATGCCAAATCAGTTCTTCATTTACTTTTTTTTCATGTCTTTCTCGATCTCTTCTTTGTGTTCATCAGTCGTTAGAACTTTGTTACCCTGAACTTCATTTACTTGGTCTACGATTGCTGCTAGTTCTTCAATCGTGAAGGTTTCACGAATCACATCAATATCAATCTCTACCAAGTTATTCTCATCGTCTTTAACTTTGACTGATCGATGAATCATATGTACTAGCATAGCTATAATATATTTGGAATTATTAGACTCGGTGTGTGTTGGTACGTTATCTGTGACATATTCGTTATCTGAAACCGTTAACTTTCGTTTCACGAATAGCTCAAATTCTTCACCGCGCATTTCTACCGATGTTTTTACATAATTATCTTTGTTATTGAAAAGTGTTGATAAATTCATTATTGTTGATATCTCCGTTTATACAATGCTTTCTAATTCATACGTATTTATCTCCTTTCTAAAATCCAAAATAAAAATGCCCCAATTAAGGGGCATATGTGTATATGTACTGGTAGGCACATACGGAATTACCAATAAATCAACATATCAAAGTGAGGAATCAGCAGGCTCGATATATCTATACTTCTTCTTTTGGAAATCTAGCATGTCGTTAAGAACAAATTGATAGGGTGTAAAAGTCATGGTTGAATTTCTGTAAGAAACTGAAAATGGCATCGGTTCTTTGAAGCGGAGTATGTCATCAGTAATTACTTCTCCACTCATGTATGAAACAAGGTCATCAACATGAAACTGCTCATCCTTCCAAACATGATAAAATTTATTATCTACAGTTATTCTACCTGTATTCAAAAAATTAAGTAATTCATTTGCGTGAAAAACTTTGATTCCATTTTTGGACAAACTAGCTAATGCGCGATTGGCATTAATAATACCATAATGGATGTTTTTAATTGAATCCGGTTCAATGTTCATATTTCTCAAAAATTGATCAAGGGATTGCCTATCCTCAAAACGTTCCTGAAATTTCTTAATCTGTGTAAAACCTTTTACTAGATGTGCATATGTATTGCGTAATTCAAAATCGTTTACTGGATGATAAGGATTTTTACATTCAAATAGAAATAAATTCTCACCGTAAACTGCTGCAATATCGATTTCAATAGCCCCAAACTTAAAGTCATGCTGCACTGTAAAACCTCGGTTAGAAAATGCATTAGACAATTCTTTAACCATAAAATCATGTTTCTCTGAAACTGATAAGTGAACATTCTCGCTAATTGCTAATGAACGAATGATATCTGAATATGCGAACAGTGTTGGCATAACAAGATATCGTTGTTCTATAGCTATAATGGGCTTATATTGAAGATCAATAACTTTGTCATCGAAGATTTCACGATTAGTCAGTTTTTCAATTAAACCTTCACAATCAGAAAGTGACTTACCCGTAGTATTTTTGAAAAGTCTAACCAGTTCCTCCTTACCAAAAACCGGAAGAACTGAACGTTTTCTTATAATATCAATATTAGGATGACCGTCATTCTTTAACCTTTCATAAGCTTTCCTGTAACCAAAAGCCATAAAAACAAATACACGTTGCAACTTAAAAATATCGATACAAGAAAAATCTCGATAAATTTTTGTGTAAACTGCATCTTGATTATAATTATCATCCATTAAAGACATTAAAAGCATTTGTTCTTCTTTGAATACAAAATTGTGACTAAAGAAGTTAATCTTGTGACCATATTCAAAATCTAAAAACTTTAAGACTATTCTTTCAATAGGAATGTCTTTAATAAAAAACAAGAGACTTTCATCCTGTTCATTATCTTTGCGCCATATCTCATCCAGCATTTCTGCATAGCTTTCCGCTGTGGCACTTTTAAAATAAATATTTGGTTGTGATTGTCTTCTTAGATACGCTTTAAGATAGCCATAGGACTTAGCAGTTTCGAATTCTTCATTGAATATTGTAAAGTTACTAGATTTTTCAGACTCACTAACACAGTAATCATAGAAATCAACTATGACTTCCGTTTCAATATAGACATTTATAGCAAATGCCATTTGGAAAAGTTTATAATAATAATCATGGTCTATACTTTCATCAATATGATTGAAATCACTTATAGTTAAAGCCGGTAAATTTTCTTTATAGACTTGGACAATATAAGAGGCAGAAGTGAGTATACTTTCTTTATTTCGATGAAAGAGTCTATCGATAGTATCTTTGTCTGACAGAACGTCGTCATCAGTTAGTAAGTCATTAAATTTAGTCTCGGCAATAGCAAGAATAGTTTTAAGGAAATTACGCCTAGAATGTGCCGCAGTTAATATTTTCTTTTTCAAATCTAAAACATCTGGTGCGATTTTTAGTAGGTTTTTGATAGAATTAATATAATTATAATCTTTACTGTAAAGAACATTGCTAGCTTCTAATTCATCAATCAACTCTCTAATTAACGTAGTGTGGAAATTGAATTTTGAAGCTCTGAATACACCCTGTTTCCGAGCCTCTGAAATGGGGTCTTTTAGATTTGTGTAGAATGCAAATCTAAGCATACCGAATGAAGCATCATAATTCTTATCTCTAATATTAGAAAGAAGCTCTGCTATAGCTTTCTTCAAAATCTTATAACGATCATTTTCTGATTCAGGGAGTTTATCTTGTATTTTAAGAAGTGTTTCATTCTGTAATACTTGATTAACTCGCTTTTTAGAAAGAATATTAATTTCATCTTTATACACGCTTAGCATAGAGCTTTCCTCTCATGTTGATTTGATCTTTTTATCGAAAACAACTTAACCAACTCACACTATACATCTAAATTACATTAACACAAATAAATAACCTCCGGGAAGGAGGTTATTCTAAAACCGCTACCTGAATAGGTAACAAACATTCTAAATGTTAATCAGTTAGTTGCAGGCACGTATTCGTACTTACCCGCCATCTGAATTGTGATAGAACATTCAACAACGCTATCAACCGCAAACTCGAACGGAAAGTCTGTAATGAAACCTTCAAAGCTTAACCAACTACGTGTCGCTGGTAGTGTTAATTCAGTAGCAAAAGTAGCTTCTACATCAGAATCCGATAGACCAACAGCCCATTTAACACTTGCGGCGTTCTGGTAAAGTTCTTGCAACACCTTTTGAGTTTCAGAGTTATTGATATATACCGCAAAGCTGGGCGATCCCGGTTGTTGCGCGCCTGCTATAATAGTTGCTGATTCTGCTTGTAAAGTTTGAATAGTTGAAGTATTTCGTGAACCACCGATACCGCTGATAGAACTACATTCGACTTCATGTACTTGATCATTATACGCAAAATACAACGATGTCCCTTGCGTTCTTAAAAAATCTGCCATCTTTCTTTATCCCTTTATTATTATTGTTTTTTGTTATTATAGTAATCCGAATCACTACCAATATTGTGTGTATTAATAGCTACAACTATTTATCTAAATTTCTTGAATGAACGTTAAATCAAAGCAATAATCGTACACTAACGAATCATTTTCGTAGTCTTCATAATTGAATTGAATACGTGCTATATGCTTGAATTCATGCCTGATAGTTTTGAATATATCTAAAGCATCTTGATATGACTTACCATATACGTTGACTTGTATACGCACTGAATCAGCACTGTCATTATTGTTCAAATTTGAATATGTATTAGCTGAAATTGTCTGATATGACATGTACGGATAGCTAGTTCCTGCTGGTGCCAAGATAGGGAATACCTTCAATTCATTAGCAGCATCATTAAGCAGTGCTTTCACGTCATCAGATTGAGCGCATATGTAGTAAAAATCGGTAATCATGTTCGTCTCTTATTGTTATTATTATTTAGCCGTTACTTTAAACGTCTATTGATGCCCGCTGCTACTTCAGCTAGAAATGTTGCAAATATCTGTGATTGATTGCTGTCCATTGCGGGTCTAAGAAATGGATGTGCTGCTGAATGTTCTGTACCGAATTCGACATATCGCCAATACGTTACAAGCCCCTTTTCTTTATCACCGCGACGATATCTTGCGCCGCCTTGTATCCCTACTTTGATAGTTAAATCACCCGTTGTGCGTCTATAACTGGTCTTCATGACGATGTTGTCAGCGATTGAAAGCGGTGACTCTGTATCATCGATCTGTGATGCATTACGTTTCGCATCATCAAGCACCGATTGCATAGCTTTACGTCCAGCGCTGCGCATAACTGAAATGATCTGTGTTTCTTTAAGCTCATTCATACGCTTCAAAACGTCACGAGAACCGATAAGATTGTTTAGATTATTGTTATTAGTAGACATTCTTAATTGCTTATTTCACTTACTATAAATGTGATCCACTGCATACCCGATTCGTTGTCAGGAATCACACCATGAATTTCATAATTCTTGTTCTTGTAGACTATGCGCATCGATGCATTAATATCATCTTCTCTATAACGAATCTCTATTCTAGCGGTAACTTTTGATTGAACTGATGATGCTTCCATACGTTCACTAGCGCTTAGAAAATGAACATTAGCTCTAATATTAGGTAGATAATCAACATATGTATGTGATACCTCGCCAGTTCTAGGATTCCTAACAGTTTCTTTCTTTTGAATAGTAATTACATGCCTATACTTAGCTGCGTTTTGCTTATTACTCATACGATAGTTGGACTCCGTAGCCCTGCTAATAGTGACGTAATTGATTGCGGTAATTGACGTTCTGAAAGTCGACCGAAATTATCACTATCGCGATTTCTATATAAAATGCCGACATAGATAGCTATTGCTGCTATTACAGGAGTTCTTACAATTGTCTGTTCTTCATCAAGATAGGGTGACTTAGTGATATAATTAATAATCACGTCTTCAGCCGTTGATGCCATCATTGTCAATAGAAAATCGTCTAGATCGTGGTCAATATACAAGTGATGCTTTAGCATCTCTAAAGTGATGTATTCCATTATTATTATTTTCTCCCGCTCTTAACCGCTAACTGCCAATGCTCTGAATCCCCTGGTTTCTCATCAGTTAATTGCTTGCAATGCCAAATTGCGCCTTGTGATGTAACAGTATCTCCCTTGCTATATTCACCACCCTCTTCATGAATACCTTTATAAATCTGCGCTGGTACTTCAAACGTCTTAACTAAATCATCAACGGTGACTGTGAAAGTTCTTTCATCATCATATTCAATTGAAACAGTTGTCTTGAGTGCTTCAGACTTTTCATCGATACGGGCATCAATCAAACCAGATAATACCGCTTCATCTATTTCATACGTTGTCTCATTAGTTTCCAAAACTTCAATTTTTGAACTCAAATCTTTAACAGTGCTGCGCAGTGATTGAATAACGTCCGCTTGTTCAGCTAATGTTTTATATAGCTCTTTCTTTTCCTCGTCATTTCTTAACTGTATGTATGCGCGAATACCGCTCATCAATTTTTCTACATCAAATTTCATTGTTGTTATTCTCTTAAAAACGAAAGCATATAATCGGTTACATCTTCGTCATCATTAAAATTCTTATTAACTGTGTTAGTAGCTGTCTTAGTAGTGAATGCATCTTCTTGGGCATCTCTCTTATTTAGCGCACTTAACGAATAGTTCTGCTGCTGAAGGTAAGGTGTATCACCGCCGTCAACTGGCTTATAATTAAGCTTCGCTCTGGCTTCATTTGGTGCAACAATTCCGCTACCTACTGCTGTAGTTAACGTATTGATCTTCGTTTCTGTGTCCATCCTCAACAGTGCATCTAGATCGAATGAAACAGCTAAATTTGTATTTGAATTCCTGCCAATACCCAGCCCTTCGGATAGACACAATTCAATGGATTCAAGCAGCGTTTGCAATGTTTGGGAGTAATAAGCTTGTGATAACAGTTCAATATTATTAACAGTCGGATAGTCACCCACCCCAACAAGAAAAGGAGCAATATGAAACGTTCGACATATAGAAGTAGCCGACATTTTGAATTGCTCTACAAGCTGCGCATCAAGTGCTGACATACCCGAATTTGATAAATCTGTGTACTTAACGTCATCACCGAACACGGCAACTTGACCGCTACCGCCATTACTAAATTTTGTACGCCAGTCATTGGAAACTTTCTTTGCTGTCTCTTCGTCTAAGTTTGGCACTACTAAAATTCCGCCAGGACGCGCATTGTTCTTAAAGAAAGTGTCAGCAAACTTTTGAATTCTTACGTTCTGAGTAGATGCCAGCATGCATGCAGCGATTGGACTAACACCTAACAGCGGATGATTTAGAGTGTTAAAGCGATCATGTATGATGAAACGGCTAGGAATTATTACAGTGCTCTTCTCTTCAGTCGTCTCAACAATTGATCCCAAATCGACAAGATTTCGCGATGTATCTACACGATATTTGTAGAAAATTTCACCACTGGGGGTTATAGCTACTGTTACCCGATCTGCATCTAGCACGTATAAAGACTTAACAGTGTTACCCACGTAATTTTTAAGCACGTATGTATTACCGGTCTTCAGCTTAGACATTACCCAACTAGCTAAGAATTGCTGAATATTCTGGAATTCATTTGGCTTGTTTAGTACTTTGTTATATTCATTACCAGCATTGACTACTGATTGAATATTGTTGCTATCTGATGTGATCAAATTAAGCGGTAGCTTTGATATGTCGTTAGTGATCATCGTTAAGCATGAGAACAACACATCAGATAAGACAATTTCATCGTGTGTGATAGTCGATGATGTTTGTGTGTCAATGACTCGATCAAACATACTTTGATTAGTTGAGACACTTGTACTAGTCACATCAGACGCAAACATTTTCTTTATTTTGTTAAACATTTATTATAATTCCATTATTGTTATTATTATTCTGAATCGCTATCTGACAGTTTTACTTTCTTCGATACCCGTTTTGCTTTTAGTTTGGTTTCTACATACTCTTCATTGATGTACTTATTGAATTTCAAAGTAGCTATATGATTGCTTTCTTTGATTTCTACCACATCACCCTTCTTACCAATGAACGGCGCATCTTTAAGTAATTTAAATTTCATAATCATTGTTCCTGTATTATTCTTATTTATGACTTTTGATTATTTATCTTCAAATTACAGGCATAAAAATGCCCAACCAAATGGCTGGGCAAATATTACTTCTTACTGTTTTTATTATTATGGTGCAGTTGGGGTATATGTACTAAGATCAATATAAGCTGCTGCTGTGATACGTGCTTTCTTCCAACGAATATAACGTTCAGCACGAATAAGAACTAAGTTATTTTCCCATGCACTTACTAAATTACCATTTGTGTCGGTATAAGATGCAGAATCATTAACGCTTAAATCAACACCACCATCGTCAGCTACTAGAATTTCACTAGGACGCATTAGAACAACTTTATTACTAATTGTTTGAGAATTACTAGTTACGACTGGCAGACCAAATAGAGTACGCTGGTTATTAATTAGACCTTGCATTCCCTCGTAAATCGGGCGGCCCATAGCATCCTTCATCATTCCAAGGTTAATAGCAACTGCTTCAGACATAACAAAGTAAGCACCTTCAAAGCCGCCATAAACTGAAAATTCAGAAATGATAGTGCTAGCTGCTTCATCAACTGCATCAACAAAGCTTTTACTTGAATCAAGCGTAATTGCAAAAACATCATTTAAAAGTGATGCCGGTACATCTTTAGTTTCTGCCTGATCTGCATCAAAAAGAGTATCATCAATGCGTGCAGCAATAGCTTTTACTAAGTCATCACGAACTAATAGTTCAGCGCTAGGGCTTGAGAAACGGGCTAACTCGTCAGAAATGGGAACGATAGCAGCTATTTTAGCGAAGCTTAACGAAACAGAACCAAGCTCCATACCGGTCTTGGGTTTAATTTGACCTTCTCCCACCCAGTTCGCACTAGTGCCGCCAGTTTGAGTAGTAATTTTTGTGTTAAAAGGAACGTTGCGGAAACCTTGAATCTTACCAAACACTGTTGCTGGGCGAAGCATTTCCATGAATTCATCTTTCAAATAAGTATCATTAGCTAGCGGGCCACCCCAGATTTCATCGTCTGTCATACCAACCGCTTTAGCTTTGAAATATTCTGCAACTGCTGGAGTATTAGAAAAGCGCTTAGCAATCTCAGCAGCTTGCATAGAGTTGCCTTTTGTAGCGGCCATTACGCCAGCGATGCGCGCAAAACCTACTCCTTTAGGTGCTTCTTTTTGGGTCTTGATGTTGAATGACTGAGGGGTATAAGAGTTAGAAGTTTCAACAACTTCAGTAGCTTCACTAGCGCTCATTTTCTCAAGATCAGTAATTCGCTTAAGCTGTGCATCAAGTGATTTAACCTCAGTTTCAAGGGTTTCATACTGCGCGGTTTGTGCTTCATCAAGTGTTGCATCTTCGTTAGTTACTAGAGCTTCCATGCTTTTAATTTTGTCAGCGCGTGCAGCTTTAATATTTTTAATCTGTTCAGCAAATTTCATTTTATTATTATCCTTATTATTATTTTTATAATAAACTTTCTTATATTTATTCTTTTCATCATGAAGCTGACGCGCTTCCAATGTTTGTTCTACTTCTTTATTTATCAATTCTTCTACTGCTTCTTTATCTGTAGCTGACGCGCTTACATCTAAAGATTTAATTAATTCGATAGTGGCATCTGAATTACAAGGTATTGTGACTAATGAAAGTTCAAACACTTCAGTTGATGTATAAAGAATTCCACCGTTTGCAATGTGTACAATTGCTCCGATTGCCCGATATCCGATACTTACGCCGCGAACTAAACCAGCTTTTACAGATTGCCAAGCTTCATTGCAGCGATCTTTTAAAGTACCCTCATCTTCAATATTCGCTATACGTGCAACGAATTTGATCCCTTGTTCAGTTGGTTCTTCAAAGTAAACAGTGCCAACCGGTTTTGAATGATCGTGTTGCCATAACAGCGGTAAAGGGTTATTAAAAGTTACACCTTGGGGGACTATTACATCATTAACGCGATCAGCGGCAGGAGTTGTTGCTATACCCGTTATTACTCGTTCATCAGTTTCACTATCTATATACTGCTTGTTTACAGTTAGAATTGAATATGCTTTATTTGTCATTGTTATTATTATTCTCTTGCATAACTCTATTTATGCTTTTGCTATAACTTACCCCTATATTTATGCATTTTTGACTAAAGTATTTACATGAAGAAATAGTTGCCGTTGGCTTTCTTACTTTTATGTCTAATTTCTGCACATCCCCTTGCCATCGCAGCGGCAACAATTCCATCAATTCTGTGTGTTGCTTTGTTCTTATTGAATATTCTGTTGTCTTGTCTGTCTGCTTCTATTACTGCCCCACTCACACACCAGCGGGTAGCAGGATTCTTTTGAAATGTTATTGTTTGATCAAGTATTTCTTTTTCAATTAAATCGATGCTATGAGGCATCCATAAGCCATTCTGTGACTTGCCGTACCCTTGGCCGTGGCTAATTAATTCAATATCCACACCAAATTCATCAAGGAATGGTTTAAGATGAGAAATTCTATATGGATCAAACGCGATAGAATTAATGTTGAATAGCTGTTGTAACTCTGTAAGACGTATTGCAATGTCCCTATAATCGACTGATTGCCCGCTTGGCGCGTGCATGAAACCTTGCTTAACCCACGCATCATAAGGAACGTGATCCCGCCTTCCGCGCTCTTGAATCGTATCTCCTGGTGTCCAATATTCAATAATGACTTTCTGGAGTTCTGGAAAATATAAAGCTAGTGCTGTTAAATCTTTAGTACCTGATAAATCTAATCCGCCATAACATTCAAGCCCTTTCAATTCATCATAATCAAAATCATCCCAGACTTTCTCGAATACGTCCGACGTTATCCAAGGGTCTATAGCATCAACCCACTGACAAAAATTCAGGCGTCTTACGATTGACTCTTTGGACGGCATACCGCGAGCGCTATCAACTTGTTCTTTTAAGTAGTCATATTTTATTGTATGACCAAGTGATGGATTTGCTTTTTGCCAGCAGCTTTCGTCTTTAAAAGGATCATCACCTTTGTCTAACGAACAAATATAAGTGAAAAACGTGTCATCATTTACGACTTGTGCAGCAATCTTTTTACAATGTTCATGGTACTCATAACAAACTGATGATCTATCGTGACCGCTGTTAGTGATCATGAAAATTAAAGGCTGTTCGCGTCCTTTGGTTCCCGCTATCATCATTTCGATAAGATCAGAACTTTTGTGTTCATGTAACTCATCGATCAACGCGATGTGTGGTCTTGGCCCTGATTGCCCACCTTCTGATGAAATGGGCTTAAAGAATCCGCCATTAAATGACATATTCCATACAGGATTCTTGCCTGAAAGATGAATTTTTGAACTTAATGAGGGTGACTGTTGAACCATCTTTACCGCATCGCGAAACAAAATTTGTGCTTGATCTTTCTTCGATGCTGCGGCGTAAATTTCTGCTGAACCTTCACGATCTGCAATCATGCCGTACAAGCCGATACCAGCACTTAATGGGCTTTTACCGCTACCTTTACCTGTCTCAACGTATGCCTTTTTAAAACGTCTCTTATCGTTGTTTGTGCGTAACCAACCAAATAAGTTACCCAAGATAAAGCATTGCCAATCAAGTAACTTAAATGGTTGATTTTCGAACTCACCACCGTTTAGTTTTAAGACGGCTTCAAAGAATCTGAATACTCTATTAGCTGCATTCTCATCAAAATAGAAACCGCGTTCATCTGCATTCAACAAATCATCTAGGTGGCGCGTACAAGCATTACGAATGTCCGGCCCAGCTATGATTTCTTTCTTGACTACAGCAAGCGCGTAAGCATGTGTTCTGTGCTTCTCAGTTCCTAGTACCTTTAATGTCTTTTCTATTTTTGTTATTTGATTTTTATTCATTATTGTTATTGTTATAAAAACTCGTCTAACGGGTCTTCATCTCCTTTTGCACTACCATCAGTATTAAATTTAGAGCGTGATGAAGGTGTTAAACCAAATTCCACAAGCCATGATCTGAGCCGTTTATCTGCGTCTGATAGTTCAGCTACAGCAGGATTTCTTTTTATAAGAGTTGAACCAGTGCGATCTGTGCTTATGAACGTTCGACCGTTGATTGCTATCTCTTCGCGTAGTTCGCGTATGTCTGCATATACTTCACATAATGATTCCAGCGCTATTTCGTCTGTGATCTGCACTACTTTTGTGTGTGAGTAATGCTCAACAATCCGCAACCATGCTTCTTTCGCACGTTCTGATAGGTGTTCTGGTGGTTCAAAGTATTGAATTGATGGGCTTTCAACTTCGCTAGCGTTTAGTGCCCTTCCGCCAGGGTTACCCGCTTGTCTCTTCACTTCTGTCGGTTTAGGTCTACGTCCTGCCATAGCTTTCTTCTCTTTTCTTATTATTTTTATTAATCAGCACTTTAAGTTCTCTATCATTTACGCCAGGTAGTCCCCAAGGGTGCCAAAAAACATTTCAAAAACGCTTTTTTGCGTACGAATGGGGCAACGGGGTTTTTAGGCGACGTTCGATACAACAGCGCACTATCCCCCCCATATTTTCTAGATTTTCGTGCGACTTACTGATAATCATTGTTATATCGTCAATTGTTGTAGTGATTACCAGGGTCAAGCGGATTACCGTCGACATCACAGCCAATTGCTTGCACGTTTCTTCTTTCTAGACGTTGTTTATAACTGTCATGATGAAACTTACACAATGATTGAAGATTGTTCTTGTCATACATTAAATCTAAATTCCCAGCGTGTTGTTCTATGTGATCTACTATTGTTGCTTCAGCAAATCTATCATCAAAAGCAATACAGAACTTGCACAGTGGTTCTTTATTCAACTGCTCTAGTCTTAACTTACGCCATTTGGTTGTGTTATATAAATGATGGTAGCGTTCACGAGCTGTTGTATTACCCATGCTTTTATTGTTGTTATTATTCATCTTCTTTAACATCTATCAAAAACAAAGCGCGTTCAGCTTCACGTCTATTAATTAACCCTGGAATTCTAACCGCACCAGCATAAACCCATTTCTTTAATTCGTTAGCTGCGCCTTTATAGTTACCTTTATTTAATTTCTTCAGCAATGTGCTATTACGAAATGCATTCTGTCCCACGTTATATGTGAATGAAACTAAAGCTTTGTACTGTCGTTGTGATAGATATACTGTTACGTATTCATTGACTGCATGCTCAAATGTTTCTAAATCTAATATCATCTGATTCATTGCTTGTGCTTCAGTTACTACATCATCATGTTTTACTGCTCTACCATTTAAACGAATTGATCCATACCCAATTGTCCAAATTCCCGCCGAATCTTTATATGCTTTGCTTCTATATCCCTCATGTTTCTTTATAAATTCGAAACCATTAGCATCTAACTTTCTTATTGTTTTTATATTGTCGTACATTCAATATCACCGTTAACTTACAGTGATATTTATCCAATTGCTTGATGTGTTATTTCATTGGTTTTATTTCTTTGCTGTCCTGTTCAACGATCTATATTAATTACTTGCCCATTCATGAGTTTGATAGTCTTACCTTCGCTTTCTTCTTTGTGTTCATCTGTGTTGTGTAGTGCCAGATTCTGTTGATCAATGATTCTGACTAATTCGTCAATAGCTCGTGTTTGATCTCTAATTGCTTCTATCAGTTGATTTAACTTGTCTTCTTCCATATAGTTATCCTATTTTATTGTATTTATCTACACAGGATGCCCATGATGTATCAAAGTAATTTGGATTACGCATTAGGTTTAACGCACTTAATCAAAATTTCAACTTCTGATGATGTTCTTGGTGTGGTATTGCGTACACATTTGCATCAAGAAAAATATATAAATTTCTTGATTGATGAGACCTTAGGCTTTGACGTGTTCAAAGGAGTCAATTTAAACCATGCAAGTAAACTAACTATTGCTAGAAATATAGGGTTAAAGAAACCCTATTACGATTTCTTCAAGAAAATCAATAGCATTAGAAACGAGCTTAGCCATGGTAAATTTGATGATTTACAAGATAAGCACATAGCTGATCTCGAAAATATAACAAAGCAATCTATAGATAAAATTTCTTTTGATGATTTATATAGAATGAATCTAGCACCATTATCCCCTGACTTTAATATCAAAAGTGTAACGAACAAAAAGAAATATGCTGTTTTGTTTTTGGTTATGTTTAGGTCTGCAATAAAACATGATGGTCATTCACTTAACTCTGGATCATCATCGTGACACCATTATTAATTTTCGTGGTCTTTCTTTTGTTCACGCTGCTTTTCTATTTCCTTCACGACTTTCTCAGGTAGTAATAGCTTCAATATATCCTTAACGTATTCTGCAACGCGATCTGTGCCGTGTAATGCCACGGCTATACCTAGTATGGTGGCGTATGATTCATGTATTGAAAACAGAATTGCTACTGGTTCTGCTGCTGCTACAAATATAAATGTGATGAGTGCTTGCCTTAATATTTCAAAATATGTAGGTCGTGGTGGCGGTGGTTGTTTGCTTAGTATTAGTATGCGTACTGCTGCTGCTATAAGTGCTGCAATTGCGTAACTCTGGGATACGCCCATAACAGCTAGTGCTTCTAAAATCATTCTTTTCTTCTTATTGTTATTATTATATGAAATGCGTTATACACCGTTATTTATGAAACTATCGTCGTATATAAGTGGCACCACTTGCGGGCACTATACAACTACCATTAGATATCGAGTTTAAGACGTATTCTAAGCTGTATAAGCTGTTCTATTGATTTATAGGTATGTACCCATTGATTCATTGCTTATGTGCTTTAAATCGCTTCATATGATTGAATGTATTGAAATAAATGGATCGGCGGGCCTAGGGTTTATTAGTTCTGTGTTTGATGTAGCTATCTGATATCCATTTTAAGCTGTCTATCTATCGATCTAATGCGTTTAACGCTTTTCCTTGTATGTATCCCTTGCTTTGTTATGAAGTGCTTTTTAAGCTATTTCATGAGCTGTATGTGATGTATTTGAAATGATACTAATCGATATCAATAAATTTGTTGTTTGGTGTTATACATCAAATACATCTATAAAAGAATTGAATTTGCGATACGAATAGCGATGTGGGTGTATCGCTAATGAGAAACGCATGTTCACAGATTGACGACATGAACGCAGCGTAGCGTAGTGATATGAGTCAGACTGCACTATTGTTATGTGTAGCTATCTGATATCGAATTTAAGACGTATATAAAGCGATCTGAGCTGTTTGATGTGATTATCAATACATGAGTATCAATTTCTATAGAAGTCGTTTAAATGCCTTGTTTTGATTGATATGAATGTGGTCATGGATAATATTGCTGTCTAACTCATTGCGTTACGCTCCGCTTCTCTCATTCGTTATTCAGTGAATTCGTGTTTCTCTGTAGCGATCAAACCACTTCGCTACTCAAAACACAAATTCTATCTCTCTATAGTTTATTTTCTTGTAGCTATTACATATCGATTTGGTTTTGTTGTTATACATCACATACGAATATAAAAAGAATTGAATTTGTGTTACGACGAGCGATGTGTTTTTATCGCTCATGAGTAACGCTGATTCACTAGACAACGAATGAACGCAGCGTAGCGTAGTGCAATGAGTTGAATAGCAACATAATGAACCACAAATTAGTCCGTTTGGTACATAATTTAACACCTCAATAGCTCTGAAAGCCCCGTCATTACTGGGTTTGTTCAATTAAGTGGTAACATTGTACCTATAGAAGTAAGTTGACACTTATGAATTTCAAAAAATTATTATAATATTTAATATAGTGCCCGCCGATGTTCCCACTTATTCCATGCCTACCATGTCGATTTTTACTAATGTGGATGATGTTTACCATGCTCATTTATTCAATACTTTTATCGAAATGCCTGTCACTGACAAACCATTGATTTTTATCAATCATTCCGCTAAGTGGGCGCAAGACACCCTAGCTAAACTCTAAATTATGTCGGTATCCAATGGCGTGCTGACATCAATCAAACCTTACATTTTAAAGCCTTTCAATCATTGGGCACTACCTACCTACTCCTTTACACTTAAAACCCATTTAAAGTAGCGTTTAGGCAATACCAAATTGATTATAAAATAAAGGCTCTCGCCACTATTGACAAATTAAAAAAGCATGAGAGTATATTGCTCGTCATAGCATTTAGTATTCAATTTATATAGTCATTTACTGCCCACACATAGTGTTTATATCGCTTGCAAAAAGTGATAAAAATGCAGTGAATTAGCCCATTTTTTTGGTAGGAGATAAATACATGCAGACATTATAACCAAACCAAACCAGGAGATTCATATGTCACGTAAACTAACAACAATCTATGCAGATAAAAGCATTACGGGTAGCGGTAAGAGCTACGCAGCTATTCGACACTGCATCAACAAGCAACAAAAGACACTCATTGTAGTACCCTCTCTTGTCTTAGCTAATGAATATGAACGTGATATCAATCAGTACGCATCAAACGAATCAATTCAAACAACTACTAAAGTTGTCACATCTGAAAAAACTGGCAAAAATCAGTCAACAGTTGATTTGCTGTCAGCTACAATAGCTTCTCTTAAGAGCGCTACCAGCGCTTCTATCATCACAACACATGAAACCTTTAAACTTGCCCTTCTTTCAAATTTCACTGATTTCAAAGGATTCCATCTTTTAATTGATGAAAACATTCAACTGAACAGCAATACAAAATGTGACCTGACGAAAATGTCAGCAGCTAATGTATTAAGCTGGTTCGATTTTACTGCAACTCATAGTGACTTATATGAAATGCGTATGAAGTCACAGTATCATGGTGCAGCTAGTAAGATTGGTATCAAGTCAATCAATGATGACTTTATTAATGATGATAAAATTGATTTCATCGACTTCACACGTTCTGACTCGTTCACTACCTATATCACTAAAGATAGCTACCATAAAGCTTGTGATGTGGTTAATACCACTGATGTTGAAGCAGCACGAATTTATACGCTATCTGTTATCAATAAAGCAGTTCTACAGAAATTCAATTCTGTCACGATACTAGCTGCATTGTTCGATATGTCAGAGCTACGCAAATACCTTGAAATTGCTGGCTTTACTATCAAATATAAGAAATTCTCTGATCGTGAAACAGAAAAGCATACTAATGGTTCACGCTTGAAAATTCATTGCCTCACTTATCGCAATAACTCATTGAACTTCAAATCATTAATATCTGATTCTCAGAAAATGGATAATGAGGATTTGATGGTTACGTATTTGATGCAAAACGTGATCAAAGACAACAAATTCATTTTCAATAACAACGTTGCAGCACGTGATAAGCGAGTATATACCCACTATCAAGCATTACCACACCAGCATGAAATGGATGGGCAAGGTGTCCTGGTAACAGCTACAGCAGGCGTTAATAAGTACTCTCACATCAACTATGCTCTCTATACGTCTTCAAGAAATATCGACAATGCTGAAAAGCAAATCATCGAAAAATTTGGTATTGATGAAGCGTATGCAAACGCTGATCGAAACTTGCTAGCCGCTTATCAGTTCATTGCACGTACTAGCATTCGCGATCCCCATGCTACTGATGATGTTCATATTTGTGTCATCGACAATCGTACTGCTGAATTTCTTGCATCACTCTACCCAGGCGCTGAAATTATCAAGCATGAAGTACCAGGGCTTGAAGATTATGAACAGTACCGCTTACCACCTGCCCGCTCAAAAGCAGGTAAAGGCATGCGTCGTGTCATTAAGTCGTATGAATCAGGTATTCGTAAGTTCAGAGAAGATGCGCGTAAGAACTTTTGTGATAACTACGAACAGTACCCCGTTACAGACTATTATGAGATTTACCAATTTTTGAAAAATTACAAGTAAGAACTCAAGGAGAATAATTACAATGATATATCAGCCGAGAATGACACGTCGCGTTAAATTACATATGACACATTGCGATTTTGTAGATGAAGTAGCTGAGCAAAATGAAGTATCCCAAAGCATTATCATTCAAGCAATGATCGATTCATATATGAGAAACAATGTTGATTTGAACAATATCAATGATTACGTGAGTAACTTTAAAGCACAATACCCAGACACATATCCAGACCATAAATAAAAATTCAATGGTAATCATACAAGCCCCGATAAGGGGCTTTCTTTATTATGGTCAAAAAATGCATAAAATTAGGTACTTTTTTCAGTAATAGATAAATACGTGTGAGATAAAAAGGAGTTCTCACATGTCAATTACAACTAAAACCAATTCACGAATTTTCACACACACTTCAGCTTGCAATAACTGCCATACTTTTGAACGCTATATTAATTCAAATCGTTGTGTAGCTTGTCGCAAAATCAAGAATGCTGAATATAGAACTAAGAACAAAGACTATATGAAGCGCTATTTTCATAATATTGACCACAAGCTAACGAATAAGCTATATTTGTCTATGTATCGCCAGTTGGGCGCCATGGAGCGCTTAAACATCGAGAGTGGCATTGATAGCATCGTCAACGCTTTTCATCACGTTGACTACAGTCTTGACGATCTTAAAGCACATCTAGAAAGTAAATTTGTGGGTGATATGTTATTTCAAAATTATGGTGAAGTGTGGGAACTTGATCATGTGATATCTATCAACACTTGCATCAACAATCAAGTATATGATTTGAATGAAGTCCATAGTTTGCAGAATATCCAACCACTTTTTAAAGCTCATAATCGTCAAAAGAATTCAAAAAGCATGGCAGAGTTTTTAGAAGAAAATAAACACCTTGTTTCGTTATATGATAAATAACTATGTAATGACTGATTGCACAGTCGTTGCTTAGTTGTAATTTCTCCTTAACGTGAAGTGCCCCATAATTTGGGGCATTTTCATTTGTCCAAATCCTGCTATGCTGAAATATCAATTCTGATGTGTGTGCTATGTATGAGCAATCCTAAAAATTTGAAAAGATTCACATATTCACTACGTCAAGCGCAAGATTTAAGCTTTTACGTACAGTTTGATATTAGGTCGCAAAATCAGAAAATTAAAATAGGGCTTACACCAAACGACACGATTGAATTGTGGGTCACATATGCAGAGATGCCCAGCGTTGTTGCTGATCATCTTGATGAGCGTGTATGGGAAGCTCATCGACAATACATTTATGCAGTACTAAATGATCACTATAATAAATTTAGAACTTGAAAAAGCCCCACTGAGGGGCTATCAGTTATTAAAACGGTAGCTCTTTTACATATACAATTTCTTTTTCAATTTTTTCAACAAGAATACTGGAATGAAGTGTTAGCTCTAGTATAGATTGCACAGTTAAATCTATACTCACACCCTCTTTATTTAACCCTGCTCGATGTACACAGTCATGACGTGTTTCTACTGCTTTAATCAACCAATCTATTTCTCCAAAATCAATATTTAAAACTTTTTGAAACAATGGTTTTACCAACGGCATGTAATGAAAAACTAAGTTCCCCAAATGATTAGCAACGATTTTTTTAACGCTCTCTTCTTCATCGTAAAATTGTTTCAATGTGAGTTTAAGCTTTGAAAGCTTATCATCAGCTTCAATTGTTTTTTTAATGAGTGCATCAGATTGTGTTACATTTTGAATAAATGTTGTTGCTAAATATGCTTCTAACGATGCCACTGTATGTGCATGCAACATAACTAGTAAACTAAAATACGATTCACTATCAGTTACAGTATTTAATAAGTTACCAATATTCCTTATTTCTCTTAGAAATTTGCCATGCGGTGATTTAGACTTTAACAACCATTCGTATTCTGAACGGTAATAGTCTTCCAGTTCATAGATTGCTTGCTGTTCTTTACAATCACAAAATTCTTGAAATGCTATATCCCATTCTTCTGAATCTTCTTCCGGTGTATCATCACCATAGTTGTCTTCTAACCATTCATAAAACGGCTCTAGCTCTTGTTGCCGCATCATTTCTTCTTTTGCGCGTCCCATTGAATATCCTCTTCAACATTATGTGACTCAATTATACCAACTTTATTTTCGCTCTTAGCCATAAAATTCCGCTACGCTTAATACTTTATCAAATGAAAGTTTGATTTTCGCTTACAAATTCAACGTGCAACAATTGGGCTGACACTCAATGATACCGTAGAGCTGTGGCTCACGTACGCAGAAATGCCGACAGACCTAATTTATTTGGTCGATGAGCGAACCTGTGAAGCCCATAGTTTTAAGATACTGGACATGCTTGGCACTCTTTTTCTTGCGTCTTCCCCTTCAGGGGTATCAACATAAAAGTACACATACTTTGGCTCACGTCTTAAGCCCTCAGCAGGATACGTTTTAATTATCCTTCTGTTAATAGCATCATAGGTAAAACCTTCGACTAAACAAGCCTCAGCAACATTTGGATTGTATGAATGTAACCATGCATAATTTTTCTTTGTCCATGACAGCACCGCTTTATGAAGAGCTTTGCCTTCATGAAAAATATTCTGCTCTTTCACCGTAAGCCCTAGCACATTCAAGCAAAACCCTAAAATCCTAGCCCCCTTAAAGTTCGGAAATTCTTTCATTTGAAAAATCTCATTGTAAATTAGACGTCGAACTTTAAATCTAACTATTTTTGCAGCTTCTCCATTCATTTTCATAAGGTTGAAAAATTCACCCCATACCGAATTATGCTGTATCCACCAACATTGGCTTACAGGTGATCGTACCATTGAAGCCGAATGAATAACGTTATAAATCATTTCTGCTAGATAATCATAGAATGTTTCATTTCTGTATTCTTCTCGAATTCGTAAAACTAAGTATTCGGGAACACCTCTCTGATCTAGAATTTTTACTGCATCTTTAATGAAATGTACGACAACACGCAAACACGACAATGTATTGTCATGCCAAGATATACTTGTAACACCATTAATTTTGTATAAATCTGATGTAGCACTTTCAATGTGCATTTTAGCACTATAAAGCACTGCTGAATGATCCCAAAAACTATTTTCTACATAGTCTGTTAAGGTCATAAGGGTAATACGACAATAACACTTCCATTGATCAGAATCCCATTTATCGCTACTCCATGGATTCGGGTCTAAAAGTGTTCCAATCCTTTCAACCATTTTATGATTTGAAAACATAGCTTGGCTTAATGGTTTGTGATAACCAATTAAACCTGATTCATAAACTTCGGTTTCATGGTATAGAAAAGAATTTTTATTCAACAATGCCTCATTTAGTATATTTCGTCCAAAAATCCTTATGTTTACACCATACTTCTCGGTATCGCCAATCTGCTCAAAAAATGCTAATGCTGTAACTGGTGATGATTCAACAATGGCATGACAAAATCTCTTATCCCCTATCAAAAGTAAAATATCATCAGCAACAGTTGTAACTTGATGTGGTTTAGTGTTTAAAGATGAAGATTTTTCTTTTTTGATTCTTTTAAAACTTGAATATTCGTCTTTATTCGTAGCATAGTGAATTAAAGATTCTGCCGAATATGTCAATTCATCTGCAATAATGGCTAGTTCGATTGGGTCTCCTTTAAGAATTGCTCTATAGAGTGTCTTTGAATATCGCTTGCAATTTCGCTTACCATAGATCGGTGGGCGAATAAACGCGAACCATGCCCAGGTTAGAAATGTTGTTAAAAACAGACTCCCTAGTATTGCTTGCCATACTGAAGATGTTACGTAAACACCTTCCAGCACATACCATTGCTCTGCTCGCCATAAGTCTGTTAATAGTGTTAAAATCCCTACTGCTCCGACTACCGTAAATGTAATTCCCTGAAGTGGTAACGGCGCTGTATTGATTCGAAACTTATAACGTGCGTCAGCAGTTGTCCACGCTAACACCATCAGAGCAAGACCAGCTAAAAGTTCAGAGAATCCAAAGAATTTGGTAGAATTTTCTTCAAATGGTACTAAACATATAAATCCATAGCAATTATCCATAAATTCCCCTTGTTCCTTATTACTTTTAAATCAGTCATAATCTTCACAACTATAGCATTCATCTTTGCTTAAAAAGAACTGGACAATATTACTTTCATTATCAGTTATACTTATCTTTTTATTTTTGTGAACTATGTCTTCAAAACCTTCTTCGTATCTTACCTTCTTACATTCTATGTTTGTATGCTCACATTCTCCTAATAAAAACCTAAATTCTCGCTGATATTCATAAACATCAGATTTGCAAGCACATCCCCAGTCTGTTCTATTTTTTGAATATTTAACTTTCCCATAATTTATTTCTAGGTCTGTTTTTGTGCTTAATCTTCTAACTAATTCAGGAATATCTCTCCTTAAGATAAATGCATAATTACTACCAAATTCATTTCTTATCTTATTGACATCCTGAATTAAGGTTCTTAAATACTCAGAATTATCCACTATGTCAAGTGCAAACCAGCAATGCAACCATTTGTCCTTTTGTCCGCCTATCTGTATTGTTGTAGCAGTTAAAGATAGACCAGTTAACTTTATTCCATTTATTATTATTTCAGGTGGAAATTCGTCACGCCCCATACGGTAAGAATGCATACATGATTCATTTAGGTCAGACACTCCTTCAGCTTTAGAAAGACGATAAAATTCAGGTGTATTACAATAGAACATACCTTTTATCAAATCATCCAGAAACTCTTCATTCCTAAAGAATTTGATAATGCCTATTCTGTATCTAGGTATCACGTTTCTTACCTTCTAGTGATATACATAAAAATGCCCCAATTAAGGGGCATTCTCATCTTGCTATTAAGGCTTTTCATCAACTACCCAGGATACAACCTCTTCATTACCATGCTCGGCCTTCCAGTGCTGGATGGTCTTGTTGTTACCGCCACGCGTTTCAACGACTTCACCAGTATGTGGGTTCTTGTACACTTTCAATGTACGTTTCTTGCGTCCATCGTCAGCGCTTGTAGCTTTCTTGCCGCCCTTGGATGCTGTGTATGTGGGGTCTAGCATTTCGCATACATCACGGGAAACTTTGCCATATTCCGTCATGAGCGCTGTTAAGCGGTCTTTAAATTCTAATTCTTGTTTCAGTTCCTTGTTATTTTCAAGCGCTTGAAGCTCTTCTTGAAGCTGCTTCAACAGCTTTTCTTTTTCCATATAATTGCTTAATACTGACATTTGCTCACCTTATCATTTTGAATTAATTTCAATCACACGTTTGATATTAATATCAAAAATTAATACAAGCAAGGTGATATGCATCAGCAAGATCGTATCGGCCCTTCGTTTTCCCGTATTTTGACAATTGTTCACGATCATCTTCAGGTACTGCTTCAAGCATCTGTTGTTTATCAGCCCTACCACTGCGCGTTGCGGCTTTTTTAAGCGCAGTAGGTGCGATTACAGCTACATCTATACTGGCATGGATCAAACGATCTACTATCACATAGTGAAGGCCTGCTAGCGTGCGCGTGGCTTGTCCTACACTGCCATAACTAAGCCCCTCTATACGCACAGTCTCGACGCTGTACAGGTCGCACAGAAATTCTATTCTGCTAGCGATTTCTGCTACACGCTTGAAGCTGTCTAGCGCGTCTACTTTGTTCAATTTCGTCTCTATAATTTCATGATGAATCATCGCTTGAGAATCATTATCGAATATTACGACTCCTGTTTTTGTCATTGATTGATCAATACCAGCAGTTTTTTGATTATTTAATTTATTCTTATTCATTATTGAAAGCCCCATGTTCTTAGGGCTATTTAATAAACTTTCTGCGCTGACAAATTATACCTAACTTTCATATGTTGACGTATTTAATTCTACTGGTAAACTGTCGCTTCACTTAGCAACACTGTGAAACACCAATTTTTATAAACGACTGGAGCAACATAATGAATACTAATCCAAAAAAAGCAGAAATTATTAACCGCGCATACGATATTTACAAAAATCATGATGCGCATGCATCCAAGCCACACTTGAACAAGACTGTCTTTAGCACTTGCGATATTGATCAGATATTATCACTGGAAAATTTTCAAGCAACCCACATGAAGTTAATTGAATATGATGCCTCAACTATGGATACCAGTAATTACAATTATAACTTTAAGTGCACTTTAACCAACAAATATTTAGGATTAACAATACAAATATCAATACCTGCAAATATTAATATCGACAATGACGAAACGCATACTGTAAGACTTTTAAATACTAGTATACATTCCTACAATAATGATAACTCTTCACTTATCATTGAACCAATATTTGAAGCCTTTGTAAAAGACATTCTTGAAATTGACTTTGATGTCAAAGGCAAGATCATAGCTAGCTTATCGACACTGGAAAATCATCTATCTGCTTCGCCTAAATTTACGGAACTAGCTTACGCATACACTTAATAAGATTTTGTAAATTAATGGTAAATTTATGGATAAAGACATTCAACTAATAACTGTCAGTGAAACTGCGAATTTACTTGCTGTACACAGGTCGACAATTTATCGTCTTGTAAGAACTGATGACGAATTCCCGAAAATTTATGATTTTCGTTTTGGTAAGCGTTTCAATAAGCATGATATTTTAGAGTACATCAATAGTCGTAAAGCTGCGTAACGTAGTATCTTGTAAAATTTAGTGGATGGATATAATAGTGGATACTTACAAATGAAAATGCCCCAATATTGGGGCATTTTCTGTTAATTAGAATTGATTATTTTTGGTGTTGCTTTCTTGACTATATCTTGAATGTAATCGCTCCACGTTTGCAACATCACCCGACGTTCATCCAGATAATCAGCATGATTATAACTACCCCGCACTTTGTCTGATGATGAATGTGCCAACTGCTTTTCAATGATATCTGATCTATAACCCCACTGATTTAGCATTGTACTTGATGTCGCTCTATAACCGTGCGGACTGAATTTTAAGTCACGCAACCAAGGTCGTGTTACTAATACAGCAGCATATACAGTAGTCAAACTCATGTTTTTATTTTTATCTTTTGGGTGTGGAAATACATATTCACTATCACCAGAAAACTGCCTCATTTCATTAAATAATTCTATAGCATAATCAGATAATGGAACTACATGGGCGATGCCGCGTTTCATGCGTTCTCGTCCGATAACCAAAATTTTCTTATCAAAATCGATATCGCTATATTTCGTTTTGAATAGCTCAGCAGTACGCAGCATTGTCAAGACTAACAATCGATTTGCTATCTTCGTGCGATGCTGCACAGTTGAATTTTCGAACTCATTGAACAGTCTTTTCAACTGTGCGTCTGACAGTGCAACTGAATGTTGAATGGGTTTTGGTCTTGCTACATCAACCGCAAGCGTGGGATCATTTTCACAATTCAAATTACGAATTGCATACTTAAATATTGCATGCAACCACCCTTTTATTTTTATTGCCATATGTTTGGCATCACGATCTTCAATTGGTTTCAGAATCTTATATATGTCTTTCGATGTAACAGCAGCAATATGCTTGTTGCCGATGTACGGATTAATATCATTTTCTAACGCTACGCGTAGTTTTCGATTATGTTCTTGTGAGTAATTACCTTTAATGCTATCTGCCCAAGCGTAAGCTACATCGCAAAATTTCTCATCTACACGATCAATTGCTGATTCTACTTGATCTTTCTTAAGCTGTTTTGCTGTGACAAATGCACGTGCTTCAGCTAATGAAACAGCAGGATAATTCCCGATTTTTTGGAACGTATCGCGGGGCTTGCGTATGCGATGCATAAACGTTTTTGTACCTGTTTTTCTCACCACCAAATACAAACCATTCCCATCATGCAATCGGTAGTCTTTCTCATCTGGTTTTAGTTTTTCGACCTTCGTAGCTGTCAAAGTTCCCAT